CCTTAGTGGTGGTCGTATCGTTTTTAGTCATAGCTACTTTCTTTGATGGCTTAGGTATACTAGAAGTAGATAGTGCTTGGATTAGCCTTTGGAATATGCTAAGTGTAACGGTTGTAGGTGGGTACTTCGCAGTACGCACCGTAGACAAGCGTGGTAAACTAAAATGACTCTAGAGTAAGAGTATATATATCTCTACCCTTTAGGGGTAGATATATATACTCTAATAGTATACTAAAGTAAAAAAAAGGGATTACCTGGCTAACGGCCAAACTTTCAAATCAAACTTTTTTCACAGACTTGTACACAGTATTAGTTTTTTTATTATATTTGGGTATAACCAAAAATAAAAATGCTATGTTAAATCAAGTATCAAAGAAAGAGTGTATGGAAGCTATTAACTATTTGTGGGGCTCAGGAGCTACAATGCAAATGTCAAGCGACCAACAATACTACACAGAGATTCTACTCAAGAAAGTAGCTAACTCATACAACATTGAGTTAGGTTAATCTAAAAGCCACCCCTAGAAAGGTGGCTTTTTTTTTATACTTTCACGACAATAAAAAACAGATGCTATGACAAACGAGACTTATGAACTTGCTCAGGCAAGAGTTGAGGCCTTAGAGAAAGAGGTTAATTTACTAAAGCAATTTATAGTGAGGGACTATCAGCGGAAAGACATATCTGCTGAGACGGCCCTCTTTCTATTTGAGAGGTTTAAACAGGAGCAAAATGAAGATTCACAAAGAGATACAGAAAGTAGAGCATTATGAAAAATACGAAGTCAATAAAATCACCTTACACAACCACCTTTACCTCCACTTCGGAATCCCAGACAGGCAACTTAGCGACTACCGATATGGCAAGTACCAAACAGGATACTACCTCGACACCAAGTTACTACCTAGGTAAGTACAAAGGCATTGAGGCTTTTGATGTATGTATGGACTTTTCAAGCGACTCTTACAACATTGGTGTAGCTATCGCCTACTTGTTACGAGCAGGTAAGAAACCAAACAATCCTATGGTTAATGACTTGAAGAAAGCCATAGATCACATAAACAAAGAAATAGAATACATTGGTTATGATATTGAACGAGCTCAACTTAAATCTCAAGCTACCGAAGACGATAAGTCTTAACTCACTTTACGCAGGTAAACATTGGACATTTAGAAAAAAAACAAAAGATGAATATAAAAAAATCGTGGAGTCAGAATTGGCTCGTTATGACCACCATCTTGCGGAGACTTGTACTCTCGTTATTCGGTATAATACTCGTGCCGATGTGGATAACCTTGTTTTGGTCTCAAAATTTACTGCTGACACTCTCGTGGCTAACGGATGGATTCCTGACGATAGCCCTAAATACTACAACAAACTCACTATCGTTTATGACCAAACGGTTGAAAAGAATTATTGTGAGGTTGAGATTAGATTAAGGAACGCAGTACCTACAAATGAAGATTAACCAACTAGATTTATTCAGCGGTATTGGAGGCTTTCATTTGGGCTTCGAGCGTGCAGGCTATGAGGTGACCTCTTGGTTTTCCGAAGTAGACAAGCACGCTATCGCTGTGTATCAGAATCAATTTAAAGATGCAACCTATGTCGGGTCAGTTAGAGATGTTCGGGGGGCAGACCTCCCAAGAATCGACCTCATCACTTTTGGAAGTCCTTGCCAAGACTTTAGTCAGGCTGGAAATCGCAGGGGTCTCGAAGGAGACCGAAGCAGTCTTATCTCTGAAGCAATACGGCTTATCGGAGAATGTAGACCAAGAGTTTTTATTTGGGAGAATGTTAAAGGAGCATTCAGCTCAAACGATGGGGCAGACTTTGCGGCAATCCTCCAAGCCTTTGTTGACCTTGGGGGCTATAGACTTGAATGGCAACTGCTTAATACATCGTGGTTTCTACCCCAAAATAGAGAGCGAGTGTACCTTGTCGGACATCTTGCAGAAGCCAGAGGAGATTATGGAGGAGTTTTTCCTATCACAAAAAATGATAGATTGGTTAACAAATCACGCAGAGAAGCGGAGCAGCAACTTCAGGTTGCACACACCTTAAGTAGTGCAGAGTATAAGATAAACCTAAGTGCTAATTTTATAAAAGTAAAGAGTGCTAAGGAATGTGGGTATGAAGAAGCTGAGGTAGGTGACAGCATAAACCTAACTGCTATCAACTCAACTACTCGCAGGGGTCGAGTGGGTAAGCAGAAAGCGCAAACACTTGACACCTTATGTGAACAAGCCGTGATAGACGGCTATAAAATCAGGAGGCTTACACCTATAGAGTGTGAACGCCTTCAGGGGTTTCCTGATAACCATACGCTTTATGGATCGTACGAAGGAAAGGTCAAGGAGATGAGTAACACACAACGCTATAAGCAGTGCGGTAATGCGGTCACGGTTGACGTGGTAGCGGAAATTGCTAAAAGATTATTGCCGTTGTATGAATAATTTTGTTAATTTCGAATCAGTTTAATAATCAATAAAAGAGATGCTATGAAAACAGCAGTAGTTCAAGAGGTGAAGCCTGTAGGCGAGCCAAGAGAAGGTCAGTACGGAATGATGTACACCTATGGAGTAAGGTTTGATAATGGAGACTCTGGTCTTTACACATCAACTAACGAGAATCAAAACAAGTTTGTAGTAGGTGAAACAGCCCACTACCTTGATGAGGCAAGACAGAGTAAGACGGGTAAGACTTGGTATAAAATCAAGCCTGCTAATCCTCAGTATGATGGTCAGGTAACGAATGCACCACAACAGGTAGCCACCGCCCCTTCAACGGGCGGAGGTGCTACCACCTCAAAAGATGTACTTATTGTACGTCAAACAGCATTGAAGGCAGCCGCTGAGTTTGCTTCAAGTATGGATGCCACTCATATGGATGTAATGAGGTTGGCAGAATCTTTTAAGGATTGGGTACTCGATAATGATGCCAATCCGTTGAAAGAGCAGAGCACTGAGTCTCCGTTCTAATTAAAAGTTTCACATCGGGGGAGGGCAATGCTCTCCCCTTTTTTAATACCAAAACCATATGGCTAAAGTCAGCTATGCCGACCTCACGGGTCGTATAGATAACATTCGTATGAACAGGGTCAAGCAAGGCTATGACTTTGGGCATCACAAACTAGACGAGTACCTTCGTTTTAAAAGAGGTAATTTCAATATCATTTTAGGGCATAACAACGTAGGTAAGACTACTACTATTCTTTACTTGATGGTATTGCAGTCAATGAAGAATAAACTTAAATGGCTCATCTTTAGTAGCGAGAACACTCCAGAAAGTGTCGCTGTAAAGATTGTGCAATTCTACTTAGGTAAGACCATCAACAAGGTTGAGGAGGATGAGATGCAGAAGGCTATGCGTTTTATTATGGGTTACTTTATCATTATTGATGCCGATAAAAAGATGTACTCCTACAAGGATTTGATAGAGGAGGCTACCGACATAAACAGCGAAGAGGGTATAGACGGTTTTCTTATTGATCCTTATAATTCCTTAAGGAAAGAACCTAAGATGTTTCAGTCTTTAGGTGGCCACGAGTATGACTACGAGGTGGCTACAGCTTTGCGTAATTGGGCCAAGCAGAATAGGGTCAGTGTGTGGGTAAACACTCACGCAGTTACAGGTGCATTAAGAAACAAGTATCCTGCACAGCACGAGTACGCAGGAATGACTAAGCCCCCTAGCGTAGGTGATGTTGAAGGAGGGGGTAAGTGGGGAAACCGTGCTGATGATATGTGGTGTATTCACAGGCTGACGAGCCACCCAACCGAGTGGATGTACACACACATACACTGCTTTAAGGTAAAGGAGACGGAGACGGGCGGAAAACCGACTCCGTATGACGAGCCTATAATGATGCGGATGAAACCAGGTAGCGCAGGGTTTGAGATTGATGGAGAGAGCCTGTTGGAAACTTCAGAGAAAGTTCAAGGCGGATTGCCATTTTAGCCGAAACTTATACTATATTTATAAACGATGAGTGAAGAGAGACACCCTTTAGATAGTGACCGATGGCGTTATGCCGAGAGCAAGAGTATGACGTTGCTCTGGCTACGCACTAAGAATCAGCTCTTGACTGATATAGCCAACCGAATAAAACCTGAAGACCCAAACAATGAAGAGGATATGAATTTATTCTTAGATGTGTTGAGTGTGTATGGTGCTATGGATTCTGCCATTGATATGGTAGAGGAAGTGCAGCGTATCATATGGGATGCCCAAGCAAAGAATGCTGAGTTAAAGTTGACGATAAGAAATCTTAGCGAAAGGGTATCTAAGTATGAGGCGCAGTTTGATGAACTAGATGAATACTTACGATGAAAGCAAGCATAATTGAATTACAGGAGGAATACAACCACTACGTTGATATTCACAACATACAGAGAAACAGACAGCGACCTAATGTAATGGCAAGGTTTGCCTTTATGGTAGCCGCTAGAGAGTTGTATACAACCTTGGAAATAGCGAGGGTGACAGGTAAAGACCACGCCACCGTTATCCACGCCACAAAGTCCCACGAGATGAACCTCCGCTTTGACAGCAGCTATATGAAATTGTTCAATGAGAGTTGCACGATTGTTGAGAAGCTACGAGGCTCAGAGATAGGTAGTGAGAAGTGGCAACTTACGAAACACAACGCTCTCCTTCAGCAACGTCTTGACGAGTTGCGTGAGGAGATGTTGGAGTTACGAAGTAAAGTTCGTGACAAAGACCGCCTTATAAAAGAAATGAAAAAGGAATATGAATTTAGCGATTGATGTAGCACCCCTAGCAGGTTTAATAGTAGGAGTTAACTATTGGAACTCCACGATGGATGAAGACTTTCAAGACCCCAAGTACCACTCTTTGCAGTTGTGCTTCGGGGTCTTGGCCATTGTAGTCACTTGGTCTACAGAAGGAGAAGGAGAATGAACCTATTAGAGTTGCTTGCCGCCTACCATAAGGAATGGATTAAGATGGCCTATAAGTTTGGTGCAGGTGCTTATGCTGAGGACATTGTGCAAGAGATGTACCTCAGGCTTAATAAGTACGTTGACGATCCTGAAAGAATTATGTACGGAGATGAACCCAATAAACTATTCATTTGGGTCACCCTTCGTAATATGGTAAGGAAGTTTCAGGATAAAAAAGACCTCTTAGTTTTTGTTGAAGAATACCACGACCACGATGAGTTCAGTGAAGAGTTAGGTCGTGAGAATGAGGAGAGCCTTGACCGCTTTCTAGATACGATATTTGATAAGGCTAGAGAGATGCATTGGTTTGATTACAAGATGTTCGAGTTGTACCACACAACAGACTTATCTATGAGGGACATTGAGAAGGAGACCACCATCAGCTTAAGAACAATTTTTACTACACTTAATAAAGCAAAGGAGTATGTCAGAGAAAACCTCTACGAAGAGTACGAAGAGTACAAAAAAGAAATCCTCAACTAAGAGTAAGGGATTAGGTGACACTGTTGAGAAGATCACAGAAGCCACAGGTATAAAGAAAGCTGTTAAGATGTT